GGAGAACGGTATCAAGCTGGCCCACGTCTTGGCCCCCCACATATATTGACACGCAAGGGGTATGGCCGCTGTTGCCGCTTATCTTGTGGGAGTCAACCCCAAACATATACGGGGAGCTTGACGGAATTCTGTTTACCACTGGGTTCAACAACTCAGTGGAAAACACCATAACTGACTCAAACGGCATCGTTTATGTCGTTTTACAGGATGTTTATCGAACCAGCATAGGTTCGTATGTTGCGATGAGGTTACAGTAATGGCATACACGTCAGGAACAGCAAACACGATGGCCAATTTAGCCACCTACATTGCATCGTTTGCAGGGTCAAACGGGTGGACATATGGAGCAGGGGGAGTACTTTACAACGCCAACGGAGCGGTAAGGATCACTGTGCCTGACGGCTCCACCCTAAAGATCGAAGGGGCTAACGATTCCGGGTTTTCAGACCAATGCCCAAAGTATTCACAAATATGCGACCCTGTGTTTCCTGTGCAATATGATTTATTCGCATTCAACAGTCCTGACTTTGTTGCTTGCCTGATACTGTACAACAACATACGACAGTGGTGTGCTTGGGGGGATTTAACTAAATACGGGGCGTGGACTGGAGGGAACTGGTTCGGGGCTACATGCACGAATAGCCCTTCCACAAGAGTACCTTCCATATACAACGCCACCGATAACGCCCTAAACCCCGCATCGCCACCGTATGTGTACCCTGTAGGGAGGGGCAGCAGTGGGGGGCTGTTTCTGTACTCACTCGGGTGGAACGCGAAAAACCAAGACAACGACAAGAGGGAAGGAGACGGGTCGTTTTTACATTGCGAAGAGTACTCCGGGTCGCCCTATAAATGGGCCAACGGTGCGCAGTTTTGCGACCTTTTAAATCAGGTGTCCAACCCTATGGGGACGGTTTACAGTCGGCCATTGGTGCAGCAGCTACTTTTAGCGTCTCCAAATACTTGGAACAGCCAAACTATACTGCTCCCCTTCTGGATCGGGTGCAATAATACGCCAGGGGGCCAGATAGCACTACTTGGGGATATTCCTTGGATTAGACATATGCGCATGGACTATTACAATGACGGAGATGTCATCACACTTGGAAGCGATAAGTGGAAGGTGTTCCCGTGGATACACAAGGACATTTCGATGGGAAGAGCGGACTGGTCGAGTCAAACGCTAGGTTGGGCCATAAAATACACCGGGCTGTAAATTGTGGACAATCTCAGCGGATTTATTGTATCTTCCCCTAGCTGGGGTTCAAGCGACCCCAATATATCCGGGAACTTGGTACTATTCTCCCTCCCTGGGTTTGTTTACCAGGCAAGCGAAGCTTTAGCCGCCGTAACCCCATCCCCTTTGTCTCGCGTGGCCCCTCAAGAGTACCCTGCTAGTAGCTACCAAGGTGCGCTGTTACATGCCTTCCTTCGAGACTGGTACGGGAGGATCAATGTCTTTGGGTGGGATAGCTCGCATACCCCCCCTTGGCTAGTAAATACACTGAACCTAGGATCAGCGTATTCATCCCAGCTAAGGTACGTTGAGGTATGGAACGCCCACCTAGACGCATCGGAGACACTGGCGGGAGTCAACACGGTCGGCGCGGATAACATGACCATCTCAACGGACAGCACCGCCGGGGCGACATTCAACCCAATGGAGAGCAGGCTGTACAGCATTGTCACAGGCTCTATCCGTACCGCAGGATCAAACCTAATCGTGTTTTCAGTTCGTGCGAACTTTCGGGACAGCATGATTGACTCTTGGGAATGGCTCACTGACGTAATAACGGCATACAACGGCACTGAGCAGAGAAGGTGTTTGCGTCGGTTCCCAAGGCGCACTGTTGAGTTCTCATTGTTTGCACATAATTCGGATGCAGGTCTACTGGGGAACCTGCTATGGGGGTGGCAAGATAGGATGTACGGTGTCCCCCTATGGTGGGACGGCAGCCAGTTGACACAAGATGCAGCCGCAAGTAACACGGTGTTGCACCTCGACACACTTGATAGGGAGATTGCCCCACAGCAAACACTGATGTTATTTGCCTCCTCGTCCGTGTTTGAATCAGTGCAAGTTAGCCAAGTGTTCTCTGACCATGTTCAGTTGTTTTCGCCCTTGCAGTCATCGTGGCCCAGATACACTGAGGTGTACCCACTTAAAACAGGCCGGCTCGGGGCTGACCAATCCATCGCAAATACGGTTGCGAACCTGGCTGAACCCCGGCTTATGTTTCGTCTGCTGCAATCCGCTTCGCCGTATTCTCCTGTAGACTACCCAACAACCTACAGAAGCCTGCCCGTTCTTGAGGACATAAGCGACTGGACCGGAGGAATGGATAGCAAGACATCTGTAAAATTAGTTGAGTATGACAATAGTCTTAACAATTTCCTAACGGATGTACAAGGTGCGTATCCGGTTACCTCACGACAGGTGAAGTGGTTTCTAAACACTAGAGGAAAAATAGCAGCCTTTAAGCGGTGGATTGCCGCCAGACAAGGAAGGCTTACCGTATTCTGGATGCCGTCAGGGGTTAGCGACATGCAGTTACTTAATACAGTACAACCAACAGACAGTAGTATAATTATTAGTTATATAGGGTATGCTACTCATGTACAGCAGCAGGTAGGTAGGCGGGATGTTCGGATAGAATCAAAAACAAAAGGAGTGTTCTATCGCCGCATAGTTTCATCTGATGCGCTCTCATCTGCGTCCGAGAGCATCCAGCTTGACAGTGCATTAGGAGTTGTTATCAGCCCTGACGATATAGAAATGATTTCGTTTATGGCTCCTTCCAGGTTAGATGTAGACCGTGTTGAGATAGACATGCGTACTGAATCCTTCGCTCAAGCCACGATCATGGTCAGAGGTGTACTTCATGACTCTTAACTCACTGGAAGTTAGCGAATTTTCAAGCAACCCTGTAGAGTGCTACGAATTTAACTGCGGGCCTATATTTGGGCGGTACACGAGCGCTGATGAGGATATTCATATCAACGGTAATGTGTTCATTTCTACGCAGATTAAGAGGACTGAGGCCCAGCAAACAAACGAGATTAGCAAATCGAGTATAACAGTCACTGTACCAAGAACATGTGAAGTAGCCCAGATTCTGCTAGGGTATCCTCCCACAGGTGTAATCCTTTTAAAAGTATACGGCGTACAGCGAATAACAGGGGACTACGGAGTCGTATGGCTTGGGCGGGTTCTTAATGCCAGTTGCAATGGTGTTTCATCCGACCTGACGTGCGAGTCTATATACACATCTGTTCGCAGGGTTGCGCTTTCAAGGATGTACCAGACCAACTGCCCTTTGGTACTGTACGACCCAAATAGTTGCCGTGTTTCTAAAACTACACATCAAGTATCTGACACGGTTACCGCAGTTTCCGGTTTAACCGTTTCGGTTGAAAGGACATACGCCAACAATTATTTTGCCGGCGGCATCTTTGAATGGAATGCATCAGGAGGCGTACAGAGAAGGTGCATACTATCCAATTCAGGCAGAAACCTAGGCATCAATTTTCCAATCCCCTTATCGGACCTTATAGCCGGGGCTACCTTGCCTGCCGGTACACAGGTCTCGATCTACCCTGGCTGCGCACATACCTTGACAGATTGCCGCAACAAGTTTAATAATATAGACAACTATGGTGGATTTCCATACATTCCCATAGTCAACCCCTTTAACGGAACGACTCTTTACTAATGGAGTGCATATGTGGGCTATCGTTGCTCTCGTCTTAATGGTGGTATCAGCGGTGTTATCTGTTGCGCTGGCCCCAAAACCCATCCCCCCTGCCCCGTCAACGCTTGCTGACGTTAACGCTCCCACAGCACAGGGGGGTATCCCTATCCCAGTTGTCTTTGGTACAGTGATGATACAGAACCCCAACGTCGTATGGTACGGGGATTTAGTTACCCAACCCATACGCGCACCTTCTGGAAAGTAATGGGCGTCGTAGTCAGGATGGTAGACGCCCGTTCGGTTAAACTGTGCTCCAGAGGACTGCGCAAAGCATGCCTTTCCCATAATATCGACTGGGATCGGTTTCTGGAGGTAGGCATAGACTCAGACGAGCTAACTCCATTTATGAACCCGATGCTAGAAAAGATGATCGAGGCAGCAAAAGATAGGGAAGCGAATGGCAGTAAAAGCTAGTAGCGGCATAATCGGGTACAGGTACTACCTTGGCGCACATATGGTCATATGCAAGTCAGTGGATGCCCTACTCGCTATAACCATAGGGGATCGTGTTCTCTGGGGAGGGCATGGAGGCGACATAGTTCCCGTAAATACCCCGCAGTCCACGCTAAACTTTTGGAACCTAGTTGAAAACTTCTTGCCTTGGTTCGTTAGCATGTTATCCCCTATGTACGTCCCGGCCCCGTCACCAACATCCTACGGCTACTCGATCCCAACGACGGGGATTACCCAGTCCTGTATTCTGGGCGTTGACCAGTCGGGACTGTTTGGAGGGGACATGCGGGAAGGGGGGTTGTCTGGATTCATGAGCATTATGTTCGGCGAACCCACGCAACCTCCTGACAGCTACTTGTCAAGCGTACTTCCATACACCCCAGGATTCAGAGGGGTGTTTTCGGTCGTGCTTAGGAGGTTTTACATAGGGCTAAACCCTTACTTAAAGAACTTCGGGTGGCTTGTACGCCGCCTGTCCCCAGGCATCAACGGAGACAATACCTATAATGCGATAACGGCAGGTGACGGGCATCTCGATGCCAACGGCGCATACATGATACTGGAGGCCATGACCTCAACCGACTTCGGCATGGGATACCCTATTTCCGCCTTTAACACAGAGAGCTTTCGATCCTGCGCAGAAACTTTGTATAACGAAGGGTTTGGGCTGGCTATGGTCTTGGGAACTCAAACCAGCATTATCGACTTCATCCAACAAATCCTTAACCACATAAACGGCGTTGTTCGT